GTAGAAACGGTAAAATCCAAGCTGCAATTACTAGAGAAGTAACTGGTAAAAATAGTCTTACAGGTAAAGACTATCGTGTTACTGGTCTAAGCATTAAGATTAAGGATAGTACAATTCCTAAATCACATGTAGCATCTCTAAAAGAAGATCTAACAGCAGCTCTTCTAGGCGCTAAGAAATAATCTTTTCTTAGCTAATCCAATTACCATTTAAGCGACAAAAAAGATAGAGAGTAACCATTACGGTTACTCTCTATCCTATATTTTTTATTTTTAAGCGTTAGGATGTGTATCCCACTCAAGATCAGAACCGTTACCTTGGTTACGGTCAGTACTATGTGCAGTATCATTATCCTTAATGCTAGGATCGAATCCAGCAACAGGAAGAGTCATATGCATATCAGGTTGCTCATATAGAGAAACGAGTTTAGGCATAATTGCTCTAGCAAGAGCGTGTACTGCATCAGTATGAATACCGATACCTGCGAAATCAATAGTGATCTCTTCTGTAGACTTAGCTGTTGTAATATCTCTAGAACCTTCGAATGCACCAGCAGACTTAGGGAAGATATTAAATACTAGCCAAGCTTTCTCAACAGTTGTATTGTTGTTAGATGGCTCTATGAACAATACTGTAGCTGTATAGAAATCTGGTGTATACATTTTAATTTCTTCACCAGTTCTTGGGTCTACTAGTTGTGTTGGGTCCTCTAAAAACTTAACAGCTTTAGCTACTTTAGTATGTGGGTCCATGATACCATACTCTATCCAGAAAGAGAAGAATTTGTTAAATGGCCTACCCATTCTCTCTTTGAATGTATAGCTAAGAGAAGTTTGCTCTAGTGTAACGTTTGTTGGTACTTCAAATTGAGCACCAGCACCGCCAACACTTGTACTATCTGTATCAACATTGATAGCACCCTTTAAGCCAGTGATAGATTGTGCTTCTGTTTCAAACACAGCTTTGCACATACCTAACCATCTCTCTCTGTTTGGTAGCCAATCCATAAATTTAGGATGTGTTAACAATACAGGAAGAACGTTCTCTCTTACATATGGAGTAGCAGAAATCCACTCGCCATAATACTTATTAGCTTTCTCATCGTAGAAACCATAGCGAGGGGTAACACCCATCATACCGCCATAGTTAAGATCCAGTGCTGGAGAGACTCCAGCATTCACTTCGGTGCTGTCATAAACAGCTTCTGTAATTCGTGCGCTCATGAGTTATCTCCTTATTTACTTTCTTCGCCTGCTCTATATACTTCTGTAGTATAGATACAAACTGTTTTCATATTATTAGCGTATAGCTTAAAGATCAACTGATAGCTATAGCCACGTGCTTTATCTGCTTCTGTTATTCTACATTCTGGAGTAACGTTAATGATACGTGCGTATTTACCAGCAAGAAGTTGAGTAGCATAGTTTTCTACTTCAGCTTTAAACTCAGACTCAGTAAGGCTGATTACGCCAGTGAAGTTTTTCCATACATCGAAACCAACTTTAGTAACATCGCATAGTGCAAGTATAGTAAAGTAGTTATTAAGTACAGATGTATCATTAGCAAATACTGTTTGTAATGCAGGGAAGAAATAGTTCTCTCTGTCATATCTTTGTGGATAAATAACATTAGCATTCCAAAGTACTGGTCTAATAGTTGTTGGTATAAACTCAGGAACAATATTTTTCATTGTTCTAATAACAGCGTTTTCACCATGGTCGAATAGATACTCACGTTTCCATTTACCATTACCAGCGCCAGCAAATCTTGCTGTTTTAACCATTAGATCATATGTTAATGGATAAACATTACCAGTTTCTTCAACACTTAGTTCACCACTACCAAGTAGGATAATACCTCTAGCTACTGAAGTACCATAATAAGTAGATTCAGGATTTAGCTTCAATCTTGCTTCTAGTGCAGTAGCAACTGCTCTTGCTTTAGAAGTAGGAAGAGGTTTTGTACCTACAGTATGTGTACCTAAGCAAACCATTGTATCTTTTCTAAGTGATATAATGTTAATTAATTCTTTCTTAACATCTAAGCTAAAGCCACTATCCCAAATACAACTTTCGATAGCATAAGCTAATTCTTGTAGTTCACTATCAGGATCAGCATATTTTGCTAACTCTACTTTAATAGCCTCTTCGAAGTGTTCATCATCTGTTGTACCATCTGATCCACCTTGTAGATAGATTGGTTTATTAACAGACATGTTAACCTCTTTAAGGTTATCACGTAGTTTAGGTCTCTCTTCTGATAGTCTTACAGTTTGAAGTTTAATATTCTTACTTGTTTTGCAAGTGAATGGGTTAATCAAACCGAATTGATCATCTAGATCTTCTTTAGCTAGTCCTGTAAAGTCGTACCAATCGATATTCTTAGCATAAAGATTATCAGCTGGGTATAAAGAAGGTTCAAAACTGATTACCTCTTTCTCAGACTCTAGGAATTTCTTAAGAACTAGTTCTAGGTTATTATCATAAAGATATGGATCTACGAATGCAAATGGTTTATAAGGTTTAATAGGATCTTTCTCATTGTAGAACTCTGATTTGAATACGTTTAGTAAGTCTCTTCTTTGCTCTAGAGATGGATCTATTACAGGTGTTGAAGCTAGTAGAACCTCAACCTCATTCTCGCCATATAGAGATCTAAATACGTTACCAGAAACTTTCTCATTTGGTCTAGTATAAATACTAAAGCCATATGGATATTTCTTAGTAGCTGTAGCAAGAACCTTATTGAACTCATTAAGGAAAGGTGAATTGATAGCAAAGCCATAGTTATCGTATGCTTTACCATAATCCTTAGCTCTCCATTCCATAATTGGATACATAGTAGATGTAACCTCTTTAGTAATAGAGACTTTCTTAATTTGTGTTTTCTTCTCTACAATCTCTTCTAGTTTATCTTCCATAATCTCAACTTGTTTAGAGATTTGAATATTGCTAGTAATTGTAGCAGTAAGCTTATCAATCTTATCTTTATAATTAGAAGCGTCAAGTTCTGCAAATGTTTCTGGTTTAGCAACTATTTTCATAGCGTTCCATGGATATTGATCAAATTTACTTTGGTCAAATGCAACATTTGGAGTTTGTAATGCTGCCATAGCATCCATAGCTTTAATCTTAGCAATTACATCAGGATCGTTAAGCTCACCACCTTCAACAGTTGTTGGTGTATAAACACCGCCTGCTTCTGTCCAAGTAGCAATTTGATCTATAAAGATATCACCATATGTTTCATGTGTTTCATCAGTAGCATTAGCTTTATCTTCTAGATCTTGAATAGAAACTATTTTATCCCATTTGATAGTTATTTCGTCAAACTCAATATCGCTATTATTATCTGCTTCTGCAGTTTCTAATTTAGTTCTAATCTTTGGCTTATATTCAACAACTGTTAACTCTTCTCTTGTAGGATTTGGGTTCTCTTCATATACTGTATCAAAAGTACCTGTGCCTACTTTAACAACTCTATATTTTCCTGTTGGTACATCAACTTCTTCAGTCTCGCCATTTGGATCGTCTATAACAGTTGTAACTTCTTGCATCATAACACCTGGTTTAGATGTTAGTAGACCAGCTTGTGTTGGCTCTTCTGCAGAATTATAATCTGTTACAAATTTAACATAATAACCTTTAACTGTTGGCTTAGCATCATCAACAACTGCAACACCACTAACGTCTTTTACAATGTCACCAGTTGATGTTCTCTTATAGTTAGGAATCTCAGCTTCAAGAAGGTCTATATATAGACTTAGGTTTGATCTTGGACCGATATCAGAAGGCAATAGTCTTTGAGCCATAACTTGCTGACCAGCTCCTGTACAACCGATAAAGAACTTAGTAGTGTGTTTAAAGAACTTACTATGTTCGTCAAAGGTTTCAGAACCATATAGATTTAAAGCAGCTGCACCACTGATAATCTGATCCTTCATTGTGCCTTGGGCAGCAAAGAAGTAAAATTTAGGTAAGTGACTTGGACGCTCTGATGGATCTACTGGTATTGGTTTAGCAGACTTATCATTAGCACCTAATGGAGTAAACCTAGGTGTAGCGCCGATTGTAAATAATCCAGCCATTTTACTCTCCTTATCTTAATATTTTATTTTATTAGAAATACTTATACGTAATATAAGTGTCCTGATTACCAGGCCCATTGTTTTTACGTTTAGTAAGAACTACTTCGTTATTCAAAAGTAATATAGAACCATTAGGGAATTCACCTAGAGGTAAAGCTTCTCCAACAAGTTTATATTTATTTTCTCTATAACTTAGAACTACTAAACTAGGATCGGTATCAGTAGCATTCTGTTTAGTCTTATAAATTAAATTATCGCCATTTGGAAGGAATCTACTAGCTGACTCAGTGCGTACGAAACTGAGCGGATCTATAGAAACTGATTTCTCAAATTGCATTTTCATAATCTCGTATTTATAAGTTGTTGATTCATCACCATGCTGCACTAAAAGCCTTTGGTTAGGAAGCCTTAGGAACCACTTAAAGTTTTCGGTACTCTTCTTAGGAGACACTAGTTCTTCAAGTACTTCGCACCTACTAGTTGTTATATCTAACTTATATAGTTTAGTACCATATGGAGGTAGATATGCAAAGGTTGTTTCAGTTAGCTGTGCTAATGAACCAGTTCGAGCGGCAGTGTTTTTGTCACCCTCAGGGTGTTCTATCATGGAGAGCAGATCATATGTATCTGTATGTACATTATGTCGGTATACTAGGAACACTGGCTCTTTATCAGTACCTACCATATCTCTCCAACCATCAATAACTAAAAGGTTATTTTCGGTGTATTTGACAAACGTATAGCTGTTGTTGATACTTAAAAGACTGATACCTTTAAGCACTTCTCCAGTATTGACTAATTTGTCGTTTTCAAATTTAAATTTAAACAGTTGACTACTGTTATTAACAGGCATAGGAATATATCCATCTGGTGTTTCCATTGTATAAGCAGCTTCAGCATAGTCTGCTTCAGTTGTTTTACCTATAAGTTTAAACTTATGGGAATATTTATACGCTGGATCTTCTAGTTCTTTTATAGTAGCACTAGAAGTATATAGATTAACTATATTATGTCCTACACCATTCTTAGTGTCTAGAGCTGTGATGATAACCTGCACCATGCTGTTGTGTCTAAATAAATACCAAGGCAAGCTAAATGTTAGAGATTCTTGCTCTTCAACGTTAGTAACGCTGTATAAAATAGTTTTAGTATCCGGTTTTACTACTTCTATTTTAGAGATATTCATGTTAGCGTTTTTATTTAACCTACGTAACGTTAAATCGTAATTAACGCCAGAAGGTATGTCTTCTGTCCTAGAAACAATTTCATAGTTATATTTTTGTAGATCAACTACAGCAGTTGCAACTTCTGATTCTATACCAACTGTTGACGCATGAATAACATGTATCTTCAGTTTAGTTTTAGAAGTCATAACTGGCGTTTTAGTAATGACTATTTTAGTTTTATTTTCTCTATCTTCTAGAGAAGTAAAAACTACTTGGTCATTACCATCCGCAATGATCCAATGGGTATATTCATGTCCTGACATATTAGCTCTAAAATCAGAAGTACTGATAGTGAACTCTTTAGTATCAGGATCTGTTAATTGTTCTTCATTAACAGTTACCCAAGGTTTCTCTACAATATTGTCTCTATTAAAGATAAGCGCTTCAGATCTGGTTTTATCAAATCTTACTATCTTCGATGGCGTATCATGGTCTAGGTTGGACTCTGTGAAATGACGTCTAGCTTTGATATAATAGTTTCTGTCTGGTATTAACATAGGCTCATAAACGAACTTGTAAATATCCGCAGGAGCATCAATACGTTCAGTATGTACTACATCGGTAAACTTTTCGTCTTTAGCTAATATATAAGTAGTACCTGTTTGAGTAGCAGTACCACCATTAGCTACGAATTTCTCAAGAGTAAAAACGATCATGCTATCACATCTCCTTTCTTTAATATTAAAATCACTAGGAAAATCCTAGGATTCATAAATCCTTTCATACTAGGATATAGGGCAATAATAAAAACTAGATAGTAGGGAAGTATTAACTTCCCTACTATCTATATTATTAAACACTTAACACGATTATCTTTTGTATTACTAGATTAGCGCAAAAGGCAAAACACTAATCTAGTAATCGCTAAAAAAGAGAAATAGCAACACACATATGATTTATATATATGGATAGCCAATTTTATCAGGAGGAACCATATGTGTGTCATATATTATAAGTTTTCCATAGCTTCTGACTCAGTTACTATTTTAACTCCAAGTTGTTTAGCTTTATTCAATTTGCTTGCTCCAGGATCATCACCAACTATTAAAAACTTAGTATCTTTAGTTACAGAGTTCTTAACTTCTATACCTAACTTATTAAGTTTTTCTATCATTGCATCTCTAGAAATACTTAGAGTTCCAGTAATACAACAAACTATATTTCCAACTTCTATTTTCTTAATACTAGGTTGGATAATTTTCATTAGCTCTATGATCATCTCTTTATTCTTATTAATATAACGAGTAAATCCTTCTATAGCTCGTATATCTAATTTACTATTTGCTAAAAGATTACTAGGAGTATTATACCAACTGTTTCCATAACTAGCTAATATCTTACTACCTGTTTCACCAACACCATCTATATTAAGAGCATAGATTAGTTTATGTAATTCTATACCCTTACTAGCTTCTATAGCGTTAACAAGATTATTAGCTTTTAATGTACTAAAACCATCTAGAGTTTGAAGGTCTTCTACTGTTAATTTATATAGATCTTTATACTCTTTTATTAGTCCATTATTATAGAGTTGTTCCACTACCTTATCTCCCAGCCCATTGATGTTTAAAGCTTTCTTACTACCGAAGTGAATCAACTTACCAATATTCTTACTAGGGCAATCTTCGTTAATACAAACTCTATAAGCACCATCTATAAATAACTCTGAGTTACAAGATGGACATTTAGTAATCTCTTTAATAGGTTGTTCTTTACCAGTTCTTCTACCTTTAAAGACATTAGATAGTTTAGGTATAACATCCCCAGATTTGATCATACTTATAGTATCTCCTATTTTTAATTCCATAGCTTTAATATAGTTCATATTGTGTAAAGTAACATTACTTACAATAGAACCAGAAATCTCTATAGGTCTAAGGATACCAACTGGAGTAACTACACCTGATTTACCAACTTGCCATTTTACATCAAGAAGTTCGGTAATAACTTCAACAGCTTTAAACTTAAAAGCTACTATACCTTTTGGATATTTTTCTGTATATCCTAACTCCGAGTAAGCAATGGTACTATTAACTTTAATAACAGCTCCATCAAGTTGATATTTAAGATCATCTCTATGTTCTTCTAAATAAGAACATCTACTCGGTACTTCAGATACGTTAACTAATTGACCATAACTATCATGACTAAACCCATTCTCTTTTAACCAGACCAGTTGGTCATCATAGCTTTTAAAATTAAGAGTATTATAGCCTATTCCCCATGGAACAAAAGTTAACCATCTATCGTCTATGTTTTCATTTTTTACTCTTATAGATCCAGAAGCTAAGTTTCTAGGATTACTAAAAGTTGGTAGATCTTGTTCTATCCTCTTAAGGTTAAGTTCTTCAAATTTGCTCTTAGGGATAACAACCTCGCCACGTATTTCTATTTTAGATTTATTACTAATATACATAGGAATATCTCTTATAGATTTTACATTATAAGTAACATCTTCTCCTTGATAACCATCACCTCTAGTAACAGCTGAAACTAGTTTACCATTTTCATAGGTAATATTAAGGCTGCATCCATCATACTTAGGCATAACATAGTAAGAGGTAATATTTGCTCTTCTTTCTAACCAGCCTTTAACTTCATCTAGAGAGAATAGATCTTCCATACTATACATCTTCTCTAAATGAACTATTTTATTATTACCACTAGTACTACCAACTACTTTAGTTATGCTATCCTGACTAGCCATATGATCAGTTTCATACTCTTTGATTTTCTTAACAAGATTATCGTATTCTAAATCAGTTACTATAGGACTGCCATCGTAATAAGCTTTGCTATATTCTTTAAGTTGTTCATTAAGTTGTTCATATTCAATTTGATTCATAAGGTATCCTTATATTCAATATCATGGTATCCTTTATATTTAAAATTAATATACATATATTACTAATATTTAATTATACATTATTTAAATAGAATAGATTTATATTTATAAGGAGTAAATATGGAAATTAGCAAAACGGTGCTTAATGAAGATTTTATAAGGGCTATGGATATTTATAATAAAGGGTATGATAGCGAAACGTTTAAGATTCTAAATGATAGTGCTATTTCAACCTATGGGTATAATAATGATAGTAACATTGGTAAAAAGGGAACGAAACTTGTTAATGTTATTCCTAGTTCTGTAGATAATGATGTAGTATTTACTATAGAGGTTTTTGAATTAGTAGTAAAGGATCATAAAGCTAAAACAGGAAATAAGGTTAAGAGCTTTGAGATTGTAATACCTGCTGAAGATAATATAGATGTTTTATTAAATATTAAAACATTAGAACACTATATAATAACACCAGATACTTTCTACTACTTAAATCTTTTAAGTAATTTAGATAAAGCATCTAAAGAGCCACGTAGAATCAATAGTCTAGATGATATTGAGAGAATAGGCATGCCTATCGATAGCGATGGCAATGACCCAATAAAATTTTATATTCCAACTAACAACATTTAAACATAAGGAGTACAGCATGTTAAATCCAGATTTTCTTAAAGCAGTTGATGTTTTTAATCAAGGGTATAAACCAGAGACATTTAAAGTCGTTAGTAACAAACCACAAGAGATTTTTTTACTTCCTAATATAGATAAAGAAGCCAAGTCTCAATATTCTTTTGTTATCGTAGAAAGAGCAGATAATCTTAACGATGTTACACTAACAGCAGAGTTTGGAAAAGTAAAATTTGAGGGCGATATAGCTAATGTAAATGGCAGTGTAACTAGATCTGATATTGAAATTAAGAAAGAGTTAAAAGTCATTAAGAGAATAGATTTAAAAATCGTTCTTATAGATATAGTTAATCTTAAGTTCTATAGTTTAACAAAGAAAGCATATCAATACCTTCTTTTCCTTAAAGAACTAAAAGATAGAAATGATAGAGAAGGGAATCAACTTCTTCCAAAGTTTCAAGAAGCTTGGGCTAAACAGCTTAAGACCGAATAATGAGTGATCGAATTTATAAAAGGAGGATACGCAATGTTTGCAATGTTGCCTAAACTATTTATTAGTAATTATAAAACGTGGTTACCAGCTGCTATTATAATTATATTGGTAATATATCATTTTACATATGTTCATATTCTTAAATCTGATATTAAAGACGCTGAAGGTTTAGCCGAGTATAGACGTACTTTAATAAAAGATTATGAATACAATAAGACTCTAGCTGAAATAGAAATAGCTACTCTAAACTCTAATAACAATAACCTTAAGAGTGCTATACAAAATACTAATGAAGCCATTGATAAGCTTAAACTCAATGAGAAACAACTAGTTGATGAAGTTGAAAAATGGAAGAATAAAACACCTGAAGTAGTTGTTAAATATGTTAGGGATGTTATAAAGTCAAAGTCTGACTCTAATGTAACATGTGAAGAGTATAAAAACGCTAATGAATCAATAGCAAGGATAAAATATGAAGATCTCTAAACCGAATAAACAAAAGAAAAATACGATATTTACACCAGAAATGTTTATCAGCGTTATTAGATATTTATCATTAGTTTTTATAACAGTGATATGTACACAAATTCTATATGACTTTTTTAGAATGCCACATTATGATGCAGGCATAATACTAGTTAACATATTCGCTGTTTCTATTATGGTATTAATAGAGATTGCAATTTGGATAGGCGCACCACTGTTTATAATAGGAGGGCAATATGAAGCTTATTGATAAAAAACTTCGTAATGAAGAGTATATCACCTTTAAACCTAAAAACTATAATAAGACTATCGAATATGGTTATCCTGCTGATGATGATAAAGTTAAAGAAGACGATTTTATATTACCAGATCCTCCTATGACATTTGGAAGATTTTGTAGTAATGTATGGTACTATTTTAAAATTGGTATATGCATATTTATCATTGCCGCTATTCTATATTTACTTAATGGATGTTCTAAAGCTCCTGAACCTATAATTAAACCTATTGTCAAAGTAGAGACTCAAGAGGTTAAGGTTCCAGTTATGCCTAAGATTCCAGAGCTGCATTGTAAATTTGATGGTAAAGGATTAGAGCCTACCCGGAATCTATTAGCGTGTCTAATATTCCATAAGAGAGTTCTTGAAGCTCTTAGATCTGGTAAGTTAGATTTAAATGCTACCTCTTTAACAGATGGAATAAATAACTATCTTAAAGAGAAATATCCTAATGATGCAGCCGCTAAAATAGGCGAGCTCGTAGACGATAAAAAATAATTACCGTGAAATAATATAAGGATGCTAGTATTGTTATTGATTTGTACGAGAGAAATTAATAATAATAGAAATGAACATGTATAATAATTCATTCCTTATTATTTCTACATACAGAGAACAGGGATAGAGGCCAGGGGGAAATGAACCTGGTTCTCTATTTTTTATTATTTAGATTTTTATACATGATAATAAAATAATCGTTGTGGGTGTTACGTAGTAGTTACATTATAGTCTCTATCTATATTTTGTAACAACCGTACCAGAGATATATAGGGCACTTTGGAAAGTAACAATGGTGGGTCTATGATAAATAGACGGGCGTCTATAAAAGCACTGCACTATTAGCAGATGGCTAAACGATGTCGGGTAATGATTATTTTTAATCATACGTTATATATGGTTCAAGTACCCAGGGAACGGACCATAGAATGCTGGGTTCAAGTACTCGGGGAACGAACGTAGCAATAACGATACGCACAGGTCTAAGGTTTTGGCCTTAGACCTGTGTTATTTTTTTTTTCTTTACGAAATACCTAATCTCTACTGAATAACACAAGCGAGGTGTAAAATGGATTTTAAAAAAGTTAAGGATATGGCAGATTTGGCTATACGGGCGATTGGGATCTTGAGTAAAAATAACGGGTCTAGTAACTATAATACAGCTATGCCTTTTTATACAAAGGAAGAGATCGAGGCTATATATGCTACTAAAGATCCAGAGATTATTAAGTCATATTTTAAAGAGAGACTTAGACATATGGAAAACTTTAATAACCAAGTTCAATACGAGCAAGAGTCAAAATGGAAAAAAGATTCTGATGCTTATAAAGCAGAACTTATAAAAGAAGGTATCAGAATTGGTACTATGGCGGTTATAGGGTTAGCTGTGGTTTTTGGTGTTAAATATATAGAACACTATTTTGAAAGAAATTAAGAGGGTATAAAAATGAAAAGTAATAAATCAGAATTTGATTATGTAGTAGATGGAGTCTACTGGGGTATAGGTAAACTATGTAAAGCAGTTAAATCAGGCATAACATCTTTAGCAGAGATGGTACCAACAAAAGAGAACAAGAGAAAGATCTTAGCTAAAGAACTTAATCAAGTTAAAGAACTACAAGACCAACATAGAAGAAGTTTAGTTAATGCAGCTGAAGTAATGTATAAAGATAGCGATGATGTAATTGAAACTTCTATAGAAGAGGCTTGTGATACATGTTTTTATAATAAAAATGTATTATTAGATTTGGTTAAATCTTTAAAAGATAATGGATACGAGGGTAAAGTGTTTAATAAAGATATTCAGAGCATTATTACATTTAATGGTTTACCTGTTATAAAGTATAGAGACTTATATATTTTTAAAGATGAATGTGAAAAATTGCTTAAGCAAATAGAAAAGCGAAAAGCTGATACTAAAGCTTATGACGAAGTAGCTATAGAAGTTAGTTGTATAAATGGTATGCTTACTATGGAACCAAAATATCTTCCTTATAAACCATTCCTTAATGTTATAGGAAAAATCGAAAACTTTTTAGCTACTAATCCTGATATCGATGCCGAGAAGTATCAATATATGGTCGATGCTTTAGCGTTCTCTAATCAAGTTATTGAGTACCATAAAGGTCAAATAGAATATGATGCTTTCCAGGAAGCTCGAATGGACTATGAACAGAACTTAAGAGACATTGAATCTAGTTATCAAACTAAGTTGAACAAAGCAATGAAAGAGAATGCAACTCTTAAAGCTAAGATAAAAGAAAACGATGAGCTTCATGATGAAATTGAGGAACTTAATGATCGTATTTCAGAACTAGAGGATGAAAATAGTTCTATAGCAGAACAAAGAGATATGTTTGGTATGTTTGGTATTAAACAATATAGCGATAATCAAGCGCTAAAAGATGCTTTAAATAAATAACTATTGAGACTATAGAGAAGAGATAATACTCTTCTCTATAGTCAGCTTTTTTCTATAAATGAATTTAAGATAAGGAGCACACACATATGGCAGTTAAAGACATTACAGACAACTTTTTTCTAAATACAGCAATAGGTTCTTCGCTTATCGAAGATAGGAAGATTAAACTATTGCATAACATAGAACTAGATGATTCAGTTTATAAATATAATAACGATCGTTTAGTTATGGATATTCCAGCACATGTTGTAGATCATTTCTACTCTTTTTATGTTACCTGTTCTTATGCGTATAAAAATGGTATTAAGAAAGACTATGGTTATCTTAGCCTTAAGTATAATTCTAGTACTAATTCTTATAGAGGGGCAATAACAGATTTCGAATTTAGCAAGTGCAAGGATACCTTAAAAGAGATAACATTTTCTTTTATGGGAGAAGACAAGTTAAAAGAGGATATGCAACCTAGTAACACATATTTTAAAATGCTAAGTTACAGTCTTTAATAAACTAATAAGGAGTGTATATGATACTTAAGAAGTTAGTGCTTCATAAGTTCAAACGCTTTTTTCTATCTGGGGTAGAACATTTTGTATACACTCCGGATAGTAATATAACCATAATAGCTTGGGCTAATGGTATGGGTAAATCTAGTTTACTTTCACAACTTAACCCATTACCAGCTGATCTAAAGAAAGACTATAGAGAAGATGGATATAAACTAATTGAGTATCAAGTTGAGGATATTGAATATGTTATTTCATCTGGTTATGTAGCTAAAGGGAAGCACAGCTTCCTTAAAAATGGAAATGAACTTAATCCTGGTGGAACTAGTGCAGTTCAAAAACAGCTTGTAGAAGAACATTTTAAATTAACTCCTTCTATGTTTAATATATTATTAGGCGTTGATAATTTAACTACGATGTCACCAAGTATTAGAAAACACTGGTTTACCATGTTATCACCGGTTGATTATACTTTTTCTATTAAAGTATGGAATAATCTTAAGATACGTGCTAGGGATATTTTAGGATCTATTAAGATTTTACAAGAAGATCTTATAAAGAAAACAGCTTCTATAATAGATAAAGAAGAGATTAAACTATTAAGATCTCAAGTAGAAGTTCTTGATAAATCAATATTAGATATGTCACAAGCATTAGTAACTACTCAAGATCCTGGAGATAAATATAAAGACACAGAAATACTAGATAATATGTTTTCTAGATATTCTAAATATCAATCTGTTGTTTATGAAACTTCTAAATTAGAAGATATAGATTCTGAATCTGCTAAAACTAAGTTAGGTAAGTTAGAGTCAGATTTAGAAACTATTTCTAAAGAGATTGATAAAAAGTCCAAGGCTATTAAGACTTTAGAAGTTCTTAATTCTAAAGATACATTAGCAGAGTTAAAAGAAGTTATATCTACTAATAAAAAGAATATTGAGCAGTTAGAGAATAATCTACCTAAAAACCTGATTGAAGGTAGCTCAGAATTAATGTCTACTAAATTAATATCTGTTACTGAAGCAGCTAGGAATCTTTTAGACATTATTTTAAACCCAGAGTTTAAAGAAATTGGTTCTAGGAAAGAGCTATTAGAAAATCAAACTAAGTTTGAAGATTTGAAAACCGGATTTAATAATCTTAAAGGAACTTATGTAGGTTTAACTAATTCTATTAAAGAGTTAGAGTCTAATAGTAAGGATATTGATGTTAATTGTCCTAACTGTAATCATAAGTTTCATTATAGTCCTATAGACCAAGTTAATATGTTAAAGAGAAAATTAGAGCCTATAGAAAAAGAGTTAAAAGAACGATATATGGTTCTAAAAGATTTAACAACTATTAACCAGAAGATTACTACAAAAATTGAGTATCTTGATAAACTTATGGCTATATTATCAGAGCCATTATTAAAACCTGTTTTAGAGGATGTGACTACGATCTCCCCAGAAGGTATACTAACGTATCTTAATAAAGCAAGAGTAACTGTAGATTTGTTTATAGAATTGGAAAAGAAGAAAGTCGATCTTAAATCTTTAGAGGATAAACTTAAGATACAAGAAGAGGCTGCTAAAATAGCTCAAGAACTTGGTATTAATTCTATAGCATCATTAGAGAAAGAAATAGAAGATCTTCTTAGTAATAAATCTAAAGTACTTAAATCTATAGAGAATATTAAGCTTTATATTACAACAGATGAAACAGTTAAATCTATTATTAAAGAGATAGAAGAGTTTCAAAATTTTAAAGCTAAAGAGTATAGATACTTAATAGAGACTAAGCGTAATGAATTACTCTTAAAACAAATTGGGGATCTTAAACTTCAACTTTCTACTATACAGAAGAAGATAGCAGACTCAGATACTAATAATAGTATTATAGAGTCTTTACAAAAAACTATTAACGAGAATAAGTCTAAATTAGATGTTCTAACTAAGATGTTAGACGTTTTATCCCCAGATGGTGGTTTAATAGCTAAATCTATTAATAGTTTTCTTAATACTTATCTATCTGAAATGAATAGTATTATTAATTCTGTATGGAGTTATAACATGGAGATACTACCATGCGAAGTAGATGAAGGTAATGATCTTAACTATAAGTTTAAGGTTAAAGTAAATCATGACGAAACTATAGAAGATATTTCTAAACTATCTTCTTCTATGCAAGAGATAGTTAACTTAGCGTTTAAGATCATATTTATTAAGTATTTAGGTCTACAAGGATTTCCACTTATCCTAGATGAGTTTGGAAGAACTATGGACCCTGAACATAGAGTTAATGCTTATGATGTTATTGATAGGGTATTAGCACATAACTTTAACCAAATTATATTAGTCTGTCATTTTGAATCTATGTATAGTAGATTTGCTAATGCAGATTTTCTAGAGCTTAAAGAGTATCCAGATACTCTGACTAACAAATAAGGAGGCTGCTATGTTAGAAAAAGCAGTGGAAGAAGTAAAGATTATACAAGATGATACAGCGTCTACAATAGTTATCGACGATGAGGAATTTCAAAAAGTTGTTAAAGATGAAGGTATACCTAATGGAGTTATATCAACAGATGATTTAACAGACGACGAGATTATGGAACTATTAGAAGATCCTGTAGATAACCCAGAAGCTATTAAAGCTATTAATAATATGGTTAACAATATTGAAGAAGATAAAATTGAAGAAGATAAAGAAGTATCAGAGTAAGAGCATATGCTC